CTGAGGAGTTATATTCACGCTTACAAGTCCCCAGCCGGTGCAAATGCAACGCCTGCACTGAGGTTGACATGAAAACAGTTGACCTGGGTGGGAATGGTACGACCCACTTGCATAAAACGTCCATCTCGACCGTGAAATCCTACGGTCTTCGCTGCTTAGCTTTCCTTGAGCAGCAGGGCGATCCAGGTAATAAAGTGGATGCGTTGTTTCATAAAAACGCATTAACGACCATTGAGGTTTTTCTCGACCTCTTTTATTTTTATGGGCTCGAAATCCCTTCGTTCGAGGACCCGCTCTATTGTCTCCATTTCGAGGATTCGGTTGTTTCTTTTTATCGTTTCCTCGCGTCGCGATCCTTAGTCCACACAGTATGGCATGAGGCTCCTACAGTCGCTGAACAAATGCAAAGGTTTAGCCAAAAGTACCGACGTGCTCCGGATGTTAAACAAATCCGGAAATATTCCGAAAAATACGAGGCCTCTCGGCGAGAGGGACCCCGCTTTAATTGGGATTCTACCATCAAATACCTTAAAGGCAAGATTCTGTCTTTTGTTTCTCTTTATACGAAACAAAAGATGCCTGAAGGTAATTTTGGTAATCCGGGATATATTTTCGGAGGTATTATCGGTCAATGGCTTAGGTCCTTCATGAGACTTTCGTCTCGAGAGTTAACTTACTCTCTCCTTCAATCCCTTCTATGTATAAAGAAGGGCATGCCCCCTATGTCCCAGCAAGCCATCAAACTTGCTGAAGAGAAGACTTTTCTAGCTCTAACCGATCCGGTGGACCCTTATCGAATAAAATTTCTCGATAGTTGGGTCCGCCCTGAAAGGGTAGCTGATAGGAAGAAGACTTTTAAAAAGGAGATTGTAAGGACTGTAGAGGAGGTTTTATGGCCCATAAGGAAGAAGATACCTGATCCTCAGATATCTTTCCCTTCAACGAGTGCAAATTACTTTAATACTCGTTCGAAAGGGGGCTGTGTTACCTCCGTACTCGATGCTCTTAAAGAGCTCTCAGCGCCAGGGATACCGTGGACTTCATATGTAGATGTTGTGTCGGATGATATATCATATATCGAAATGCCGAACATAAACGATCGTTCCCGGTCCTTTTTAATAGATACCGTAACTGAATACCTTGAGAAAAAGGGTAGAGGAGTCTTTGTTCAAGACCGTGGTTTGGTAGCCCTCCGATGTAGACTGCGCGAACATTTCGGTTCGATTGCGTCTCAAGAGGAGCCCCTAGCTGTCCCTGTGGGATTACCAGAACCTTTTAAGGTTCGTGTGATAACAAAGGGTTCCCCTAATTCTTACTTATACCTGAAACCTATACAAAAAATGTTACATGATTGTATAAGGCAACAGGAGGTATTCCAATTGGTAGGAAGGCCGGTTGAACGTCATGATATAATATCGGCAGGAAGGTATTTATACACCGTTAGCGGTGATTATACGTCCAGTACTGATAACATCTATAGATGGGCGACGAAAAAATGTTGGAAGACAATATGCAAAGAGCTGCGGCTCGAGGATTTTACCTATCGGATTGGTTTGAAAGGTTTAACTGATCATATTATTGAAAAGGCCGATAAATCTTGTAAGAAGCCCCAGCAACGGGGTCAGCTTATGGGATCTATCCTCTCTTTTCCTATTCTATGTATTTTAAATGCGGCAGTTTGTCGCCATGCAATAGAAGTAGGAGAAGAGAAAACCTTTTCTTTATTACCTTCCAAACAGCATCGTATACCCCTAAGGATTAATGGGGACGATTGCCTTTTAAGTTCAAAAAATCCGGATATAGGTGATATCCATGAGTATGCGGCCCAGAGTATTGGATGGGAACTTTCTCCTGGTAAGAATTCTGTTTCCACAGAGTTCTGTACCCTAAACTCAACGATGTTTATGCGAAAGCGGGGTTCGTGGCAACATGTTCCCTACTTTAACATGGGTCTCTTGCGAGGTTTAAGAAAATCCGGAGAGGAAATCACGGATATCTATGATCTTGCTAATAATCAGCGTGAATTCGTTCGACGTTGTCCTGATTGGGGACAGGTACGAGCGGCCCGCACTTTTATAATTACCCATTTTAAAAAATTAGTTGAGTCAGGATTACCTTTCTATGTGCCACGATGTTATGGCGGTCTCGGTTTATGTGGCGGATCTCCTTCGATTTTGGATCGGGAGATCTGCTATGTAATGCAGAGGAAGGGTTTTAACTTACGAAGGTCTTCGGATGCTGAATGGTCTATGCACCAGCATGTACAAGCTGTGCTAGGAAAATTCCAGCATTATAAGATGATCGCCTATAGGGGTTCGAGGAACCCTGAATGTAGGCTGGTATCTCTTACAGAATTAGAAGAAGACCGTTGTTGGTTTCTGGAAGATCAGGCTTATGAGAAGCTAATCTTCTGTACCCTCCTCCATGCAAAAGAGACCGGTTTTGGACTTGCGTCCCTTATAAACCGCGAAGGCGAGTTTGTGGCTGCAAAGGCTAATCGGAGGTTGTGGAACAAGGCGGCAAAGATTCACCGTAAGTGGAAGATCGAAGATGGTTATATACCTTCGATTGATCCTTGGTGTGACCCGCCCGATAGTAAAGGAGAAGTTCCCTGTTTTTGGTCGATTCCACTGGAGGAGTCTGAGTGTAATGAAATCGGACTCCTTGACGATTTTTACGTACCATAGGCCGCATTACACGGCCGCCCCGAGTTCTTCGGGAAGGGGGTGAGAGATATGGTTGTTTAGAGCCTAAGATTCGGTCTTAGTGCCCTATGCTTAGTGTTTCTCTTCTTTGATGAGCTGTTCTCTGGAGCGTCCATTTGGATCTCCTTTGTACCTTTTAGTATTTTCCAACCTGTGAATAACGGGTGGACTAAGGACCGTCGTGAATAACGGCGGTCAAGCCAAAAGGATGAAAGGTCGTTTCAACTTGTGGACGATGTACCTAATTAATTTTTTAATTGTACTACGGGAACTACTCATGCGGAAACAAAGAAGAGGCCACGTACTAGACTAATATCGTATGTAAAGCGATATTAATGCAGTATAGGAACACGCTTTATAATTAT